GGGCAGCCAAAAAAGAAAAAGAGGAACTACAAAATCGTTTCTCTAAACTTGATAAATCTTATGTAGATGAGTTTGAAAACAGAGTTAATACAAACATGGATGCAGCAAGATCAGCATTAAAAACTGCTATTGAAGCACAAGATGTTGATGCACAAGTTAAGGCTCAAGAGCAAATAGCAACTCTAACTGCAGATGCAGCTAGACTAGCCTCTTTGAAGACATTAAAGGAAGAACAACCAAAACAAGAAAAAGAGGTCAATGTTAATCCACAACAAACGGATAGACAGGCCAAAATAGACCCTAAAGCAGATGCTTGGGCGTCTAGAAACAGTTGGTTTGGTAATGATACTGCAATGACTTATACTGCTTTTGACATACATAAAGCACTAGTCGAGAGGGAAGGTTTTGATCCTCAATCTGAAGAATATTATGCGGAAGTTGATAAAAGAATAAGACTTGAATTTCCAAATAAATTTGATAAGATGGCGGATAATACTACGGAAAGAACTAAACCAGTTCAAAACGTAGCTTCAGCTAGACGTCCAGCTCAAACAGGACGCAAAAGAACTGTGAAACTCACTCCATCACAAGTAGCAATCGCTAAAAGATTAGGAGTGCCACTCGAAGAGTACGCAAAACAATTAAACGTGAAGGAAGGAGCGTAATATGGAAGATAAAAAAATAAAAACTTCTCACGCGAGTCAAACAAGAGAAAAGGAAAAACAACCTGCTACTTGGACTCCACCGTCATCTTTAGATGCACCGCCTGCGCCTGATGGATTCAGACACAGATGGATTAGAGCCGAGAGCATGGGTTTCGATGATACGAAAAACATGTCAGGCAAAATCAGATCCGGATGGGAACTCGTAAGATCAGATGAGTATCCAGGTTCTGAATATCCAGTTCTGAAAGAAGGAAAATACGCGGGAGTCATTGGAGTTGGTGGCCTAGTGCTCGCTAGGATATCGGAAGAGGTCGCAAAAGCTCGTGAAGATTACTTTAGAAGACAAACTAAGGATAAAGACGACGCCGTAAATAACGATCTCATGAAGGAAGAGCATAAGAGCATGCCTATCACTAGTGATAGACAAACTCGTGTAACCTTCGGTGGTACAAAGAAAAGTTAATCTTTTAACGATTCCTAAATCACTGATATAAATATATATGGAGAAAAAATATGGCTAACGCTAACACACAAGGATTCGGATTAAGACCGGCAATGAGAGTAGGAAACACTCCTGCTATTCAAGGTCAGTCAAAATACGAGATCGATGCTGGTGAAGCAAATGCTATTTATAATGGAGAAGCAGTTAAAGTTGATATAAGCGCCACAACAGGTGGATATATCGTAACAGCTTCCGCTGGAACTGCTATGGTTGGTGTATTAAATGGTGTAACATTTACGGATGCTACAACTTTAAAACCAACTTTTAGTAATTTCTACAAAGGCGGAATAACTCCAGCAAATAGTGAAGACATCACTGCATTCGTGAATGATGATCCTTTTCAAGAATACATCATTGCATCAGACGCAACATTGGGAGGCACACTAGCTTTAAGAAAATCCAAAATTGGATTAACTTATTCTACAAGTGGCTCAGCCGGTGACGACACAAATGGAAGATCTTCTGAACAACTTACAATTGGTTCTGCAGCTACAACTGCTAAACAATTAAGAGTGGTTAGAGTAGCAGAAGACCCAGAAAACCAAGATCAAACAGCTGCTAACTGTTCGTTAATTGTAAAAGTTAACTTACATCAGTATCTAGTTGGATCTTTAGCAACAGGCATATAATAGGAGAATAAATTATGGCAATATCACGACAACAACTAGTTAAAGAACTAGAGCCAGGTTTAAATGCTTTATTTGGCCTGGAGTACAAAAGATACGATAATGAACATGCTGAAATCTATGACACAGAAAATTCAGACAGAGCTTTTGAAGAAGAAGTAATGTTATCTGGATTCGGAAACGCACAGATTAAGCCAGAAGGTCAAGGTGTATCATTCGACGATGCACAAGAAACTTTCACGTCTCGTTATCAACATGAAACAGTAGCTCTTGCATTCGCTATCACAGAAGAAGCGATCGAAGACAACTTGTATGACAGACTTGCGTCTAGATATACAAAAGCATTAGCAAGATCGATGGCAAACACTAAACAAGTGAAAGCTGCCGCGACTCTTAACAATGCATTCGATAACACTGTAAAAGGTGGAGACGGCAAAGAGTTATGCGCAACTGATCACCCTACACTATCAGGAAGTTTCAAAAATGAGTTAGGTACAAGTGCCGACTTAAATGAAACTTCACTAGAACAATCTATGATTGACATCGCTGCAATGACAGACGAAAGAGGTCTTAAGATTGCTGCTAGAGGATTAAAAATGATCATTCCAAGTGAATTACAATTCACAGCGGAAAGATTAATGAAGTCCCAAGGTAGAGTTGGTACAGCTGACAATGATATCAATGCGATTGCATCAATGGGTATGGTTCCACAAGGATACGTGGTTAACCATTACTTAACTGATAGCGATGCATTCTTTATCAAAACAGACGTACCTAACGGTTTGAAGATGTTCGTAAGATCACCTATCAAAACTGCAATGGAAGGTGACTTCGATACTGGCAACGTAAGATACAAAGCTAGAGAGAGATATTCATTTGGATTCTCAGACCCTAGAGGTATCTTCGGATCACCAGGAGCGTAATCTAAATAAATAATTATGAGGCGGGGCCACAATCTCGCCTCATTTTTTTTGCAACATCTAAAAACCAATGAAAAAATTC